TTGCTTTCTCACAACGAAGAGCTATCTAGAACTTTACAAAATAAAGAAAAATCTTTTAACGAAGTTAATAAACTAAACCTAGATGCTTCTGAAAAACAACTTACGGATAAACAAGAACTTGCTCGTAATGCGTACATGGAAGCATTTGAAGGCGGTGAAAAAGAAAAGCTTCTGAAAGCTCAAGAAATGCTTAACGAAGCGCAAGTAGATTTAAAATATTTAAATCTTACTAAAGCACAGATGGAAGACGTTGCCGAAGAAGTTGAACCAGTACCAGTACCTCAAGCTGCTGCTCAAGCAACTGCTGATCCAAAAGCAGAAAAGTGGGCATCTAAAAACGAATGGTTTGGTAAAGATAAAATTCTAACTGTTTCAGCATTAGCTTTAGATCAAGAACTTAAAGAAGAAGGGTTTGATACCAACGATGAAGAATTTTATAATGAAATTGATCGGCGGCTTGCAGAAGCTTTTCCGCATAAGTTTACTAATGATAAAGAACCTGTGGAAGAAAATCAAAAACGTGTGCAGGACAATACGTCAAAACCTGCTCAAGTAGTTGGGACCAGTTCGCGCTCTGCTCCCCGTTCCTCAAAAGGAAAAGTCAAACTTTCTAAAGAAGATGTTAGGCTTGCTAATAAATGGAATATACCACTTGAAACCTATGCTGCTCAGAAACTTAAAGTTGCTGAAGCAGACGGTGAATATACACAAATTACTTAATAGTGCGGAGGACATGAAATGACACGCGAAAAATCACGTATTGATACTCTAAGAGAAACTAACACTAGAGAAGAAGAATTTATCTTTGAAGAACCTGATGCTCTAACTATCCCAAAAATGGTAGGCGAGAGATTCAAAAATGAAGGCATGGACCTTCGATGGATTAGGATTTCTTTACGCGGACAAGAAGACATTATGAATGTTGGTAAACGTCAGCAAGAAGGTTGGGTTTTTATTGAACCTAGTGAAGTTCCTGAAATGGCATCGACATCCTACGTGAGGGATGAGGGCAGGTACTTGGGTACAGTCTGCCGTGGAGACGTAGCCTTGGCTAAGAAACCAACTAACCAAGTACGAGCAAGACAGGCTTTTTATGAAAAGAAAGCAAATGATATGATGGATGCTGTAAACGCACAGCTTTATAATAATTCAGATGCTCGTCTTAGAAACTTGCCTGTCTCCAACAATAGTAAATCAACAACTATGAGAGGGCGAACACCTAATTTTCAAGATTAGAGCCTTCTCTATTATTAGGAGGAACTAGAAATGAGTACAACTAAAGCATTTCGTGGGTTCATTCCTGTCCGTAAAAAAGGTAGCAACTATAACTCTGAGGGTGTAGACGTACTACCAATTACTTCTGGTGGTCTTTGTAGCAATAATCTATTTACTGGTGATCTGGTTGTTATGCCAGGTGCCAACCTTGCTACGATTCAACCATTTATTGCAGCGACTCTCAAGCCTTCGGGCGTGTTTGCTGGCTGTCAATATGTTGAAAATGGCGAACAGAAGTTTCGTCGCCAATGGACGGGTGGGACTAGCGTAACGGATTTGAAATTCCATGTTATCACTGATCCTGATCAGGTTTATTATATCCAAGCTTCTCTATCGCTTTCGATTGGAGAACTTAATGTAGTAAAAAATTATAATGTAACTGTCAGTTCAACTGCTAGTTCTGGGAATACTGTTACTGGACAATCCAGTTACTATCTCATGGCTTCTTCAGGCGCAGAAACGGAACTAGCTGCTCGAGTTATCAAGAGAGCAGAATTTCCTGATGAACAAGACAGTGATGCCTTTCCTATCGTAGAAGTCTGGCTTAACACTCACAGAGATCGGTATGTTACGGCAACCGCATCTAGCGCATAGTAAGGAAGGTGTATAATGGCTATTAATCGTTCAAGTATTGCTAAAGAACTCCTTCCTGGTTTAAACGCTGTTTTCGGTATTGAGTATGGAGATGTTAATAACGAGCATGAATCTCTTTACGAAACGGAAAATTCAGATCGAGCGTTTGAAGAAGAAGTTCTATTTACTGGTTTCGGAACTGCTCCCACTAAGGGTGAGGGTGCTTCTGTAACTTATGATGACGCGCAGGAAAGTTATACTGCACGTTATACTATGGAAACTATTGCCCTAGCTTTCGCCGTTACGGAAGAAGCTATGGAAGACAATCTTTATGACACGTTTTCTAAATTGCGTGCTAAAGGTCTTGCAAGAGCAATGGCTAATACAAAGCAAGTTAAGGCAGCTAATCTTTTCAATAATGGTTTCAATGATACCATTGGCGATGGTGCAGCTTTCTTCTCGGCTGCTCATCCAACGATCAGTGCGGGCCTTCAATCTAATTTGATTGCTGCTGCTGATCTATCGGAAACGACCCTTGAAACTGCTCTTACGAATGTTCAGAAGATCACTGATGATCGTGGGATTTTGATTGGTGCCAGTTCGGTATCTCTTCATGTTCCTGTAGATTCGTGGGCAATTGCAGATCGTGTACTGGCCAGTCCAGGCTCGACGGCAGTTAGTGCAGCGGCAGCTAATCCAAATACGAATGCGATCAATTCGACTCGTCATATGGGTATGCTTCCTGATGGCTTCTATGTCAACAGGCGTTTCACGGATACTACGGCGTGGTGGATTAAAACTGACGTTCCTAACGGAACGAAAATGTTTGTCAGAACTCCTCTTCAAACGAAGATGGAACCTGATTTCGACACGGGCAATCTTCGCTTTAAGGCACGGGAGCGTTATGCTTTCGGTGTTTCTGATTGGCGTGGATGGTTCGGTTCTGCTGGTACGTAAAATAAAAAGTCAGAGGGATAGAAATATCTCTCTGACTCTTTTTAGGAGAGACAAATGGCAAACAATTATAATTCGCTTTTTTTAGCAGGAGCAGGGGTTATCTCATCAGCAGCAAAAACTCGTATTATTGCTGTACATGCTCATAGTACTGTAGCAGGTTCCTTTGATATTAAGGGAGCTACTTCAGGAGTTTTGAAATTTTTCGTAGCTGCTAACGAAAGTGCAGATATTTATATTGGAGATATGGGTGTACCAATGGTAGGAAGTGTTAGTGTATCTGTTCCTGCTGATGGGGCGGCTCTTACATTAATAGTGGGCTAATAGAATGCCTAACTTTTCATTTTTAAAAAGCGATCTAATAAATACAACAGAGAATGATTCAACTGAGTTTGATAATCAAATATCTTTCTTTGTAGAAAAAACTGAGAATAGATTAACGAATGATCTAGACGATACTGGTCTAGATTTTTTTGCGACTGTATCATGCTCAATAGGAAATCCAATTGTATCTCTTCCTGTAGATGCTAAAATTGTTAGAAACATAAATGTTATATCAAGTGCGTCTTCAACACGTACAAATTTATTACAAAGAACATATGAGTACGCTATAGATTTCTGGCCTCACGCTAGTTCATCTGTAGGCGAACCAAGATATTATTCGCGTAAAACAAACACATCAATTTATATTGTACCTACTCCTGCATCAGCAGTCGATATAGAAGTACAATATGTACGTAGACCCTTGGGGCTTGCTTCTGCAACAGGAACAAGTGTAACAACTACTAACTACTTTAGTGAAGATTGTTATAATGCACTGTTCTATGGTTGCATGATTGAAGCTACCATGTATATGAAAAGCTGGAGTGATCTTCCAATATGGGAAGCTCAGTATCAAAATGCTATTAATCAACTTAGAAACCAAGCTCGTCGAACAAGACAAGATGACATGGCACAAGCAGCAAGTCCTGCTGGTGGTCCTGATACTATTATCATGGGTTCGACTTAATGGCTATTGGTCGTAGTAACATTTCTAAACAGTTAAAACCTAAACTAGGTACAGGCAAAAGATTTAAAAGTTTAACTACAAAACTAAAAAAGTCGGGTGCTAAAGACCCCAAAGCTCTTGCAGCTTATATAGGTAGAAAAAAATACGGAAAGAAAAATTTTCAAAAGTTATCGTCTAAAGGAAAAAGGAGAAGATCATGAAAGACTTTGTAGCAGGGGCAGCAGCACGTAAGCTTCCTAATCTTAATCCAGATTTAAATGAGATCGTAGGACGCCCTACTGGTAAAGGATTTGGTGCAGCAAGAAAAGGACCGAGTGTTTTAGCTTACTCTGACAAAGACCTCATGAAAGAGGAAGACTAGTCATGGCAGCAGGTAAACTAGCCAGTGCAGCTATTAAAGGTTTTAGAAATATCGTTCGTGATATTAGTCCTAAAGCAGCTGCTAAGAGTGGTAAAAAAGCACGGCGTAGTATTTCAACAGGATTTAAACCTTTAACTAAAACAGCACAACGAAAAAATCAACAACAGTCTTCTACTACAGGTAAGATAACTACTGAAGGTAGTGATGAACAACGTATTGTTCGTAGAACACCTAAAGGAAAACCAGGAGCAGGTCAAGTAAAAACCGTAACAGGTCAAGATGGTAAGCTTTCTAAAACTGCTGCTGCTGCCGAGAAACGTGTAAAAGCTAGAGAACTTCGTAGAGCAGCTACAAAAGCAGGTGTTGGTGCTACTGTTGCTGGTATTGCAAGTATTCCAATCTTAATGAAGGATGATAAATCTGCAACTGCTTCTGAACCACCAAAGACTTCTAAATCAGAAAAGACTTCTAAATCTTATAAAGTTAAAAGGGGTGATACTCTTTCTGAAATAGCTAGAGATAACGGTACTACTTTAAAGAAACTTAAAGCAGCTAATCCACAGATTAAAGACCTTAATAAAATTAGACCAGGACAATCTATTAAGATTCCTATGCTTAAAATGAAAGATCGTAAGTCTGTTTATCAAGACATGTCTAAATCTGAAATGAAAAAAATTAGTAAACAAAAAGGTGGTAATCTTAAATCTGTAGAAGCACAAAAAAATCCAGGTCTATCTAAACTTCCTACAAATGTTAGGAATCGTATGGGTTATGCAAAGTCTGGTGGTAAAGTTTATAAACGTAAAGAAGGTGGACAGGTCATGTCAGGTAATGATCTTGTTTCATCTATATATAATTAAGGAGAATTATTATGCCAATAAAAATAAAACCTAAGACTATTAAAGGTGGTAAAGAATTAGATATAGGTGCAAAGAAAAAACAAAAAATGACTAGAGGTGAGCGTGCTATGTCTAGTGAGTATAGCTATAATCCAGGAGTTAAGATGAAAAAGGTTACTAAACGTGGTGGTGGAGACTTTAATATTGAAATGAAGATTCCTAAAGACATGATTAATAAAGGTGTAATGTATGGTTACAAATCAGGTGGTCAAGTTTAATGGCTCACAGAAAGGGAACAGGTATGAAAGGTCATACCATCGGTGGAGGTCAGAAGCGTCCTACTAAAGCTGGTGCAGGTATGACTGCTAAAGGTGTGGCTAAATATCGTAGAGAAAATCCTGGAAGTAAACTAAAGACTGCTGTAACTGAATCTAAACCTACTGGAAAGAGAGCAGCTAGGCGTAAGAGCTACTGCGCTAGATCAGCAGGACAAATGAAGAAGTTTCCAAAGGCAGCTAAGAACCCTAACTCAAGACTTAGGCAAGCACGTAAAAGGTGGAAGTGCTAATATGGCTAAACTTTGTCCTAAAGGTAAAGCTGCTGCAAAGCGTAAGTTTGATGTATATCCATCAGCGTATGCTAACATGTATGCATCTGCTGTATGTTCTGGTAAGATAAAATTAGGAGGAAAAAAGAAAGCTAAAGCAGGTGGTGGTCTTAGAAAATGGGTTGATGAAAAGTGGGTTGATATAGGAGCGCCTAAGAAAGATGGTAAGTACCAACCGTGTGGACGTAAATCTACCAAAGGAAGTAAAAGAAAATATCCTAAATGTGTTCCTTTAGATAAAGCAAACCGTATGACTGCTTCTCAAAAAAGTTCAGCAGTTAAAAGAAAAAGATCAAAATCTCAAGGTGTTGGGGGAAAACCTACTATGGTAAAAACTTTTGCTAAACGTGGTGGACAAGTCCTTGTAGCTTCTTGTTATGACTCTTAGGAAAAATAAAATGATTGTAAAAAAATTAAGTAAAAGAGAAGAAGATACTTTAGCTAGGCATTCTGAACATCATACTAAAAAGCATATGGCATATATGAGAACTCGTATGTCGCAAGGAGATACTTTTACTGCTGCACATAAAAAAGCTATAAAAAAAGTAGGTAAATAATGGCAACTAGTGGTACATTTAATTTTAACCTTGACATAGACGAGGTTATCCAAGAAGCTACGGAAATGATTGGAGGAGAAAATACTCTCGGTCATGAACCTGCTTCTGCTCGACGTTCTATTAATCTAATGCTAACTGATTGGCAGAATAGAGGAATTTTATTATGGTCTACTGAAGTAACAGCAGTCACAGTAGTTGCAAGTGTAACATCTTATGCTCTTAGTAACTCAACGATAGATGCTTTAGAAGTAGTTGTTAATAGAAACAATAACGATCTACAGCTTACTCGTATATCGTTTGAAGAATATCTTCTTATTCCTAATAAAAGTCAAACAGGAAGAGCTAGTCAGTATACAGTTAAAAGAGATAGAGATAATCCTACTTTAAGTATATGGCCTATTCCTGAGAATAATACAGATGTATTAAAGATTGAACGCATTAGTCAATTACAAGATGTAAATAAATCAGCAGGTCAAAACGCAGACTTGCCTAAAAGATTTCTACCACCTTTAACTTGTGGGCTATCGTACTATATGGCTATGAAGAGACCTAATGTAGCTCCAGAAAAAATAGCAATGCTTAAAGCAAATTATGAAGAACTTTTATTACGTTCTTTAGAAGAAGATAAAGAAAGAGCAAGTATTTTCTTTAGACCTAAGATAAGGACTATATAATGGCATCAAATAGTAAAGCTTTAGCAATTTGCGACACATGTGGTTTTCGTTATTCACATAGTGTTATGA